TACTACCGCCACTACTGCTGATGCCGCCACTACTGCTGCCGCTGCTGCTGCTGACGCCACTGCTAAATCTGGAGCTGCTGCACCACCTGAACAAGAAAATATAGCACAACGTCTTAGAGAAGAACTATACAAAGAGTATAATGCAATAAAATATCCAACGATAGCAGATAGATTTTCCGATGAGCAAGCCTCTGATTATGGAGCCAGTGGTCCGGAATTTGGTCTTGGATCAGATGCGGCAACAAAGTGGTTATATAACAAATGGAAGGAAGATGAAATAGGAGAAGAAGGGTTTTCATCACAATACCTTATAAATAATGTAGGTCAATTCCGAAAAGAAGCTAGGAAATATAGAACAGAAAAAGTAAATAGTATGGGCCGAGAGGACAAAAAGGCTTATTTAAATGCTAGGATATATGGCAAAAGTCAGTACGGCGAAGGAATGGCTAGTCAGGGTTACCAACATACTTTTGCAGGTACAGTAGGAGATGCGGAAAATAAAAAACGAACAGTTGTTCGTCAAGAGTTTAATACTGGCGGATATGTAAACGGTCCACCAGGAAGAGATGTAATACCAGCATACTTATCTCGCGGTGAGTTTGTTATGCGAAGCTCTGCGGTAAATAATATTGGTAGAGATAATTTAACCAAAATGAATTCTCAGAACTTTCAGAATGGTGGTTCTGTCGGAAGTCCACAAACTTCAACGATGAATCAAGAAATGAAAGTTGAAGGCGGTAAAGAATTACTTGACGCAGGACGGATATTAAAGGATGCGGCGAAAACTATACCAACTGCGATAAACATGACTGTAGATCAATTGCCAGCGGTTGACGCCAATATTAAAATCGATGGAGGACAAATAGTTGGAACTATCAAATCGGCTGTAGAAGAGTGGGTTGGGGTAGAACTTGATGCACGGTTTAGAGACTATGAACTAAAACAACAAAGTGGTGGCGGTTAATTCCACCAAAATTATAGGAATCCATAATGCCGATTAAAATAAATGATAAGTATTTAGTTCCCGCACCTTTAGTGAGTTTTGATAAAAACTATCTTTCATCATCAAATGGAGAAACTATTGGGGCGGAATACTCTATTTCTTTAGCAGGAACTTTACTACCAAACAAAGGTAATCCTGTAGTAGATAGCGGTACATTTGAAAGTTCGTTTTCTGCTGATTCTTGGGTGGGAACAAAATCTCCAGACGATGACCCAAATCATCAATTAGATGTTGATGATAGTTTATTGTCGATTATGAGCAAGCAGGAGGAGATAAGAAAATTATTTAGTATTGGGCAGGCTGTTAAAGTTGAAATACTTGATCTTAATTTAAGAGATGGTGGGCGAGGTATAAAATTTGTTGGCAATGTGCAGTCGATACAGTTTGCGCAAGATGGTAAATGGGTTATGCCTTGCCCATACACTATAACACTCACTACTAATAATTTTCTAGAAAGTGTTGACGGCGGTGATTTTACTGCTCACCATAGTGAAGATGAGTTTAAATACTTTGTAAGAGAAGCTTCTGAAACCTGGGAGATAGGAGAGGCTGATCAGCAATATTACAGGGGTGATAATTCTAAGACCACTATAAAAGCATATAATATCAGCCATAACGTTTCTGCTGTTGGTCAGGCCGTATATACTGACACAGGCGTTTTTGATGCTGCTGGTGATAAACCACAAACTACTAAGGGGAGATACGATGCGCCATATGTTAGTGCATTGGCTCCTTGGCAACAGGCTAGTGGTTATGTTTATGACGTTTTACAAGGCGGTACTGGTAACTTTCCCGGTGGCGTATTCGATCTTAAAAGAGGCACCTTTACTTTTGGGGATGCCTTCTTTGATAATAGGGGTGGGGGAAACACTGACCAGTACATCTTAACTGACAGAACTTTAACAGAAAATATTGATATTAAAGGTGGAAATTATTCTGTAAGTGAAAATTATGTAGCTATTCCATCTGGTGACTTTAACGACGGAAGACCAATTATACATAGTAATAATGTCAGCATCGCTCCTGGTGAAGACGGTCTGTCTCAAATTTCTATTGATGGAGTTATACGTGGTTTAAACACTATTCAATTTGAAAATACTGGCGATATGGGGCATACACTGTATCCAACTAGACATGAAGACAATAGTTTCAAAAATGCTAATGATTATTATAATGAGTATGTCCTTGGACAAGCTGGTGGGGTATCAAGTTTATCAACTCGTGTTTACCATTTAGCTTTACGAGCTTCTGAACTTGATTGGTTACATCCAAAAGCAAAAAGTAGTTCAAAAGGATTAAATTTTTCAGAAGGAACAATAAGTTATAGTTTTTCTTATGATGATAGACCCCCTAATATCATTCAGGGTAGTGTTAGTGAAGACATCAGCGTCAATGACACACATCCTGGGCAGATATTTGCAACTATACCAGTTATTGGTAGAAATCAACCTGTATTACAATATCTAAACTCTCGAAGTGAATATAAACGGTCTTTATCAATAAACGTACAGATGCCCAAATTTACTCCCAACTGGATTACAGATAGTGGGGCTATAATAAGTGCATCGGGATATTGGAGTGATGCTGTTGGGGTAACGCCTCTAGCCACAGTAAGTCCTGATACTAATGATTCACTAAATTGGTGGTTATACAGTCAAAAACCAAGTGTCACAAATCAGGACGATTTTCAGAAAATATTTGATGCGGCTAATCCAGCTAATGAAGTTCTAGGAAATGGTTATACAAATGAAGTTATTAATGGAAGATGTTTTCATTCGGCACCAACAGAATCATGGAACCCCAGAACTGGGCAATATTCATATTCTATTGAGTGGACATTCGAAAGATTATATTAGGAAATAAATAATGGCTCTTTTTAATAACAGTACACAACCATCACCATTTGGTAGCACATCAGCAGTTCCAAAGCCTAACATTGGCGCTCAATTCTTTATGGGTGCTACGGTTATAGATTTTAATGTGTCTGCCGATTGGTCGTCACAAGGGGGAACTTTAAGCGTAAATTTATTAGAAGATACATTAAACGGGTCAAGATTAAACTATAATGCAGCTCACGGAACTTGGACCGCTGGCGGCATTGACGGAGCTGGCAACCCTCTTGGTATTTATGAACAAAAAATTACAGATCTGAATATAATAAATTATTCAAATACCCCAGCACCTGGCAGTTTACCAGTTATAGGATCTCCGCAACATTTTAGAGTTTTAGATCCAAGTAATAATATTATATTTCAATATGACGGTATATTACAATCCATATCCAGAAATGCCTCACCTAATTCTGGTAAGATCTATTCTGTTTCACTGCAAAGTCCTTTGAAGCTTCTTGAAAACTGTTCTATGATGTTAAAATCCTATCCAGGATTTGGCAATGCTAAAGAAGGTTTTCCTTCTGGTATTTCTCAGAACGGTTATTATAAATTTAGCTCAGTTCCGGCAAACTATTCCCCAAATTATTTTAATCACCTTTTAGCTCCCGCACCAGGAGCATGGATTAATACAGATTTAGACATAGATCTTGATCAAAATTTTAATAGTATGGCAGATTTGCAACTGAATGAAGTATTTGAAAATGGAAGACCTTCAGACAGGGTTGTGGATAGTACACCGCAGGGGGTAGGGGTAACTTTTGGTACGAATAATAGGAATATGATCTGGGCCAATGTATATAACGTACAGAATGTTTTTGGTATTTTTGAAAATGAGCAGGTGTTAAGCATAGCCGGTACAGCAGGATATTCAAAGTTTGGAGCTTCTAGAAGTTCTCAGGGTATGCGGTTAGATATGATCGCTTATGCTTTAGACGAACTAATAAATAGAAACCCATTTGGTGCCCCTTTACCTCCTAAAAGATATTTTGGCGGTAATATACTAAGTGGGACTACAACATATAATTTTGCAGATGTTGCTAATAAGAATATTTTACCGTTTCCCTACTTCTTTGGTTTTGACGTTTATACTTTCATGAATCAAATGATGGCTAAGTTAGGGGCTGATTATGTCTATCCAGGGGATGTATCTAGTAATTTGTTAGATTTAGTTTCTTCTTTATGTGAATATGCTGGATTAGATTTTGTTGTTGAATTAAACAGAATACAGACAAGTGATGCGTCTGCGCCGAATTACTGGAACGGTTCAAATACTGTTTCTAATTATGACTGTCCCGGCAGTTTATATCACGGCGGTACATTTCATTTACAAAAAAGTTTTGACCCCACCTTTCCCGGCGGTGTTATTTCAATTAAAACATTAGATAGAAGATCATTACAACTTAGTGATCCAAAAAATGTAACACATCCCTTTAGTAAAATAGCCTATCAAATACTCGGTTATGAAGTTCCTGATTATGGTGATAAAAATTTAGCTGGCGCGCATATAAATCCTGGAGATCCAGACCCAATGAGTTCTGCTTTTGAGAATGGAGCTTTTGGTACTTATCTTGATCCATTAGACGATGATTATACAAATAAAGGCACGGATGGGTCAAGTATAGACCCAACATTGAGAAATGCAAATACTAGTGGGTATGGTGGAAAATTTCCAGTAGAAACAAAACTAGACCAAAATCAGGGCGCAGATCTTGCTGGATTAGATATTCTTAACTTAACAGACGCCGCCACACAAACACAGATTACCCTTAGAGATAATCAACAAACAACGGCTAAATTTGTGACCGGTGGTTTACAAAGCAGGATACATAAAGTTCCGCAAAAATTCATTTACCAATATTGGGGCGAAGTTCAGATAAATTCAAACACATCCGCATGTCAGGCACCTTTAGACACTCAGATAAGATCAATTCCAGTTATCACTCCAATACTTGAACATGATGATATAACAGATTTTATCATGGTCGATGTTCAAGATGTGTTCCCTAGTGGTAGTAGTCAACATCTTCAAAACATTGCACCACAGTCAATATATCCTACTAGTGTGGCTGAAATTCGAGCCGCAATGTCCAATAAAAACAACTGGTATAATTATTTACTTTTGGTAAAACCCTGCGTTCTTTATAATCTGTTTAACGGCTTAAGCCCAACGAAGACCGCTAGTAGGATGGCTAATTTTTTATTCAAGCCTCAAGGGACCGGGACGGCAGTAAACGTTAATTCTCTTACCCCTAATCCCCCAGTGTTAAACAATGTAAACTCACCTAATCCAAAGCCAAATACATCCCAACAAGCACCCTCAAAAACCAAAGTGCCTACTGGAGTTTCGTCAGATTCGGAGATTTTTAAAATAATTGATAAACTTTTCAATAAAGTTAAAACCATTGGTGATACTCATTATGGAAAATCTTGGGTTGCTTGGTCTCCGCAGGTTACAACAAAAATAAATGATGATATAACAAATTACGGTGAGTACCAAAAGTCTTGGAGTCCTTCCGACTCTGCATATTTAGAGCCAAGTGTTTATGACACTTTTCACGCCCCGCAACATAATAAATTTTTAGACGGTGGTAAACTTAAAGCTTTCGCAAATTTTGAATCTGTTTATGAAAGTGGCGACCCTATTACATATAGAACGACATCCGTATCTACCACCCCAAACCAAAGTATAAATCTACCCGCTGGCACATTCTCTTTAGATTTTTCAAAAGTTAGCGAAGATTCTAAATTCCAAAGTAATTACTGTGACGGTAGTAAGGTAAATCTAAAAATTAGTGTAGATAAAGAATATATATTTGTTCCTTATGATTATTTTCATTGGTACGATAGAGGGCGAAGACCGCTTATAGATGAAAGTGGTAATATTTTTGATATTGAATATGCTAATGGTCCTGGAGAAATTGAATATCCATTTTTAGTAGCTAAGTCAGACGAGAACGGTGATCCCACATATTCGATTTATGCTGGCACATCAAAAGCGAGCCAAGATTCTAGCATTAATTCAATAAGGGCTGTTACTGATTTTTATAATTCCGTTGATTACAGTAAAGTGGCCGCAGGTTCATCTAAAGAGAAACTTGATCAAGTTTTGTGCAACAACGCATCAAATACAGGAATAACACCATCTCAAGGTATTAGTAATACTAGACTAGTAGATGATTTTATAAATCTAAAATGTCCTGACCACGGTGTAAATTGTATAACATTTACTAAATTTACAACAGATAGAATAAACTTTCCTAAAGAACTTGTTTTAGATGAAAAATCGTTAGAAGTAACAGCTATTAGAGTTGCTAAGATGGCAATAAAGGAAGCAGAAAATAATGACCCGGATATGAAACCCCCCACACCACCTTCAGGCGTAGAAAGCAGAATCCGCGATTCTTCATCTTTAGTATATGCGGATGCCTGTGTTGCACCATTTGAGGCTGGAATTCCACAACAATCAATTAGACACAGATACGGCCCTTGGTTTACTAGTAGTAACTTCACTTATGGAGGCAGGGTTGAAATTATTCAAGATGACAAACTTTTGCCAGAAAACTTTATTTTTCCTCTTTATGGGACATTAACATCAGCCGATACTAACGGTCCAAGTTTTGCTGAACAACTTAGTGGTTTTGTTGGGATGAATTTCGCTGGTCAAGCAGTTGCTAATTCAATTGATGGGTATGGTCAATTTGCAGCAGAAGATGGTTCAATCACTATGCCAGGAGGTCCATTGATTAGAAGAATAGGTGATGCTTTATTAAATGGGCCATATATTACTGAATTAAATATAAAAGTTGGAACACGAGGAATCGAAACAACTTATAGCTTTAATTCTGCTGTTAAAAAACAAGGGCGAACCAACGCCGACATTGTAAAAAAACTAAGCAATATATCTTCTTTTATAACTGGGAAATAATATGGAAAATAAGTCATCAGTAGATATTTTATATGGTAGTTTAGTATCTGACCATAGAGCCACAGGTGTTGCAAAAGAGGAGCATCAGATAACAAAAGTTGATGTTGGGGCTAAAGATAAACAGTCATTTGAACAAGATTTAACTGATATCGAGGGGAATGAAGATAAAAAGGCTGGTGCGTCTTTTGATTCTATTTACTCCCCATATTCAACTTATTTTAGTGCAGTTTCTGGACTACCTCATTTTGAAGTACCAACAAATAAAACCGACCCCAACTCTCTAACATTAAACCCTTTTAACCCAAATAATTCCCTGTCTCTTGCTTATGCTCCAACAGGATCAAGACTTTATCAACAGTCTCTAAAAGAGACAGGTAATCCAACCCCCGAGGAATTAATATTCTCAGAAAGCGATTTAGACCCATCTGGAGTAGGAGCAGAAAGAGGGGATTTCAGAAGGGCTAACCGCATATGGTTAAGAGATAATTCTTTGGGTTGGGCATTATCAGGTCATAATATAGCCAACGCTGTTAATGGAACGGGTAATCGCTATAACATAGATTTTGATTATCAATTTACAGAAAGTACAGGATATGATGTAGAAGTTACAAATATTCGGGGTGTCGGGCTTCGCGCTCCAATGGTTCTAACAGGTTGGGGGTTTGATGTAAATGGAAGACCTGTTCCTAATGAAAAACCTGATGAACCAACTGATACATTTGCCAGTGGTGCTTTTAGCAATCCTTCAAATTGGAAAAGTGGACCACTTGATGTAAGATGGGATGATGATAGAAAAGTTTGGTGTGCTCCTCCTACTAAAATTTTCTTGGTAAAAACCACAAATGTAAGCAACCCTCCGCATTTCTCTTATGAGGTAGATAGAAGCGATAGTAGATCACAATTTACAAGATTTGGGCCAGATGGAGGACTAAGAACATTTGATATAAACGAGGCCATACATGATCCAGAAAGCATAGCTTATACAGCCAATACTGATAATGTCGGTGGTTATGAGCAATTGAATTATGGTGGTATAGAATATCCATTTTATGAAGCATTTATTATACGAGAAACTAAAGACGAAACAGATTCAAATACATACTATAATATTTGGACAGATGATTGTAATGACTGCGGACATATTACAAATAGTGGTTGTGGAACACAGCATGGGAGTGCTTCTAAAGATAAAAAAATACTAATTGAAAATCCCTTGCGGCAAAGTCTAGAAGTTGGCGATTTGGCTTTTACCGTAAAAACGGGCAGAAAAGAAAAGGTTAATACAGGTACTTTCTCTGGCGGGACTGGAACTGGAGCAGCGGGTCAAATAGTTGTTGATCAATATGGAGCAGCTAGTGGCGAAATATTAAGTTCTGGATCTGGTTATGATTTAGGAGCTATCGGTATAGTGCAAGGTGATATTTGTATTGATCTATCACTAGCTTTTACATCAGGGGTTTTAAATACAATAAATATAGGAGGGGTAACAACTGGATTTAGTCCTAGCACCTATCCAGTGGATATAATACCTGCTGATGCTACATCAGAAACGGAGGAACTAGATATTCATTGGATTTTACAGGCGGAATTTAAAAGTCAGCAAATAGTTACTCATGTGGAATGTGAAGGGGGTCTTCTTCAAAGCTGCTCTATGAAGATACAAACCCAAGGGTTTAAAACTTGTGAGTGGTGTGGTGAAGATACTACCTTTATCAATGCGTTCTAAATAGGATATAAGGATGGCGGTTTTTCAAGAAAAATGTTGGCCTTGCGGCAAACAGTGTATTAACGCAGAATTTTGCGGCATTGATGAAACATATCAATTACCAAGAAATCTTAAAGTTAAAGTTATAGCTAATACTGAATTTTGGGGCTTTGGCGGAACTGTAATTGAAGGTTATGCGCATTTTGATAATAGCCATTATGATTTTTTTGACGGTTTTGATGAAGACCATAAATCTATTGATTCGAATGGGTATGGTCCTTTTAGGAATGAAGGCAGACCTGATGTAAACTATAGATCAGTGTATGATCCAGATGATGCATCTGTTTTACATTATGATGCTGGTGGTGTGGAAGATGGTGTAGATCGCGGCGGCGCAGAAGTATATCTAATAAATAGAGAATCACAAAACGCCAGTGATTCCGCATCCAGTGAGTCTATCAGCCCTGATAAGGTGTTTAAATGGTGGCCTGAGAAATTTGGATTTGGGACTAAAATACATTTTCATAACAATATTTATAAAAACATAACCGGGGCTTGGAGGTTAATTGATGCTACGGGTTGTTATGATGATAATTTTACAACTCCAGGGGGAGCAGGAGCATATTTACATCAATGCACTGGAATTGACAAGCAAGATATAAGAATTAGAGAACATTCAGAAGGTACTTATTTACAGTACAATGAACCAGGAAGAACAAGACCTATACAGTCTGGTATGCATTTTGGAGACTGTTTTGCTGATGGTCAAATCGCTCCAGAGTATTCTGGTGAATTAATTCAGCTAGTAAGAGATACAGGAAATAGTCCTCTTGTTGCCACATTGAATTATGATGGCGGGACACCCACCGCTTTAAGAAATGGCATGGAGCTTCTTTTAACCAATGACGTTGACAAAAGCTATAATAAAGCATATAGAATATTTAATGTGGCAGGAGCAAATGTTAGTTTAGTTGGGACATACGATAGCGGTAATTCAGTAGATATAGACACATCCGGAAATGGTTCTTGGGTGGCATTTGGTACTCATGACCCAAAAAGATGTTGTGGTGGAGCGGCTTATGGCATTGATGATGATTTAAAGTGGAAATCTAAACAATTCAATTACCATACCGATTTTAGAAGAGTTTTTAATAATCCAAAAAATTTAAGGCAGTCCAGTAGAAAGATAGAAAATAGAGAAACTCACGGATTGACGAATCCAGCTCAGAAAAAAGATAGTGGCTTCAGGCGTGATTATACTTACCCATCTGTAAAGAAAAGTGGTGAAAGCGGTATACCAGATGTTAGCGTTACTGGTAATGTAGCTCAATTTTCTAGAGATTTGCCGTACTATGGCCCATTTCATTTAGTAGATCAATACGATATAGAAACCAGATTTGATCAAGTTAAAAATTCTGTTAAAGGTAGAAACGCTACTTGTTATAGTAAAAAAGCTTCTCTTGAGATTTTTCCGGGCTGTTTAACGCAGTATGAAAAATATACTAATTGTACTCCAGCCCCTCAGTACAAAAGGAACTCTTTACCGAGACTTACTTTTGTTTATCGGGGCTGTAACTACGACGACAATTGTTCATTTGATGACGAAGGTAGACCTTTAGGAGATTCAGGAGTTTATGGTGGATGGACAACTAGCGGGCCGGGGTCATTAGCAGACATAAAAAGAGGTCTTCCCGGTCAAGAAATCACAATGTATATTAATGTAGCAGACGCGTGGGGCGGGCAGTGGAAAAGATGTCCGTGTCCATGCCCCCCTGAACTCCCTATTGGAACTGACCCTCCAGAACACATAACTATTGAGTCGCCCATAACTTTTCCATGTTTTCCAGATTTTGATAAATATCCAGTTGCTAATGGATGCAAAGACAAAAGATATCAATTTTCACAATACGCGAAACATGTTGAACAGATTGGAGCTAGTGAAGTAGCTCATGAATTATGTGATGCACTTCCGGATTTAGATGCCGCGTGTAATATAAGACAACCCTATGTAACATACGGCCACATTTCTCATTTATGCGGTTGGGAATCTGGCAATGCAAAAACAACTTTAACAAACGCTTTTGCTAAAGAAAGACAGGGCGGGGAATACACACAAAGAGCACCAGAATCTGGCAATGTTGATGAGCCAATGTATTGGGCTTTTGAATGTCCGAGTCCAAAACAATCCGGTGTCCCGGTTCATAATGGAACTTGGGCCGGAACTGGAGACTTAGTAAATGTTGGCGATAACGCTATGCCTAATGTTAGTGGTGAATTTTACCCTTATTGGGGCTTGACTGACGGAGCGGGGAGATTGACCACTCCATATTTTCATGTAGTAGAGCAATCAGTTTCTGAATGTTGTGGTGATGCCAAAACCATTCTAAATTATGATTCAAGTTATACATTTTTTAATGGCTGGCCTAAAGATGATGTGCCGTTTTTAATCGAACTAGAAACTACTGATAATTGTGTAGGTTGTGCAACCACCGTAATGGAAACTGGTGCTTTGCATTTAACTTTTTCAGGATTGCCTGCGTCATTTTTACATGATGTGAGTACTGACGGTTATCCTTCATATGGTAAAGATAATGCGTATGGTTTTCATCATTGTGCCTATAGAGGAACAAAATTAACTCCAAATTTCCATTGTGAATCTGGATTTGGTACAAAATATTGTGGTTCCGGAAGTTTTGAGGATATACAAGATGAGGCGTTTTATTTGAAATATGGAACCGCTGAAACAGGTAATACGTGTGAGTGTATTGGTGGTACTGGCACACCCCTTTTTAATATCGAATTAAATGCAGTTATTATTGAAGATAGTGATGATATCGTCATAGGTTGGTCAACAGTTCCCGCTACTGGATTTGGTCATGGGTTTATAGAAATACCCAATTGCAATAATATAGATTCTAAATTTATAGAGTTTGATTATAATGAAACGCCTGGTGTTGGTTATACGACTTATGGTAAATTCAGTGTTGCTTGTGAAGAAAATATAGACGCTATTGACAAACCTTCTTTTCCAAATGCTTACTATGAAAATTCTGCGGTTAATAATTTATATGCATGTGGAGGATGCACACATAAACAACCAGCCCAAATTGGAGGTGAGGGGAATTTAGTTCTTAAATCTGAATTTATGGTTGTGTCAAACATTAATAAAGACACTTTTGAAGCTATGAATAGCGATTACATAGATGGTGTAGCGGCAAATAGAGGTGGCTCATATACTGATGGGTATGGGGATGGATGGTATTTGGGATGGCCTAATCCGGGTGACACTATGACGGTTTGTTCAGGTGATAAAATATTAGAATATGGGTGTCTTTTAAGTGATGGATTCTTTTATGGTTGTAGCACCATATACCCTCAAGTATCAGGAGGCGCTTGTTACGAGAACACTTTATGTAATACATGTCCTGTAGAATGTTCGTGCAATGACGAAATTTTCCTAAGTTATACAGACAGTAATGGGTTTACGTCTAAAAGATATCCGCCAGAGTTTGATTTATTTCCGTTTTGTTACTGCGAATGCCAAACACCGACTTTAATGAGGATATTAGATGTCACTTCAGATCCTCCTGGACCTACATTTACTGAGTCATGGAGACATGCTTCGGCTTGTGATCATTCAGTAACTGGTTATGCGATGTGGTTCTCAGTTAGTGGCGAAGGCCGTCGAAGCACTCCTGAAGGACAGGCAACCGGTCCAATATTGTATTCTCAACTTCCACCAGCGCCTTATTTGGGTTATCGTGAACCTGATTCTTACAGCACAGATTGGTTCGATTATTCTCAAGGCGTAAACAAAATAGCTGGCGGGATAAACTATAGACTACAAGAACCACACTCTGACGATGGTTTTAATTGCCGGATGCTTAATCCTCGGGACTGCGATTCGGGTATTTGTCCTGCGGATAGACGAGCAGGGTCAGCAAACTGCTTAGATCCAATAGCTTATACTAGCAATAAAACTAGTTGGGAAGCCGCAAACTTTGATGTTAATAAAAAATATTGTTATCCAGAAGTAATGGTTGTTTCTAAGATTGAATGTGTAAATGGTGGTGGTTATGATTTAACAGTTTCTAGAGAATATCATGAGCACGACAGGACTTGGAGACAGGTTGGGAGTATAGATTGTAATTGTATACCTAAATTTATAGGGGCCTATCAATATCCAAAGCTTGTTTATGCCACGTCTGGCACTGGAGCCTCTGGTCAATTCACAGTAGATGTTGGAGGAACTGGGCACTTTAATGTAACATCTTCTGGATCTAATTATATTTATGGAGGAACCGCACAATTTCCAACATGTGTAAGCGGCTCTACGAGTTATCCATGTTGTACAGGTCTAAATCAAACGCCAACATTCACTCCATTTTTCAGCGGCGGCTCTTTATCTTTTGGAACTGTATCACCTGCGACAGGTTATACTCCTACTGGTACAATTTGTAACATAAGCATAAGCCCAACTGGTGGACTAATAGTTGATGGAAGTGGATGTGAGAGTATAAACTACGCCGTTATATCAGATAGTGTAACACCAGCATATCAAGGCCCATGTAGTATAAATCCATCTTCTGGAACTTATACCCCTCAAGATTTTAAATTAAAAACTCCAGATGACGCCCCTTCCGGTGCTGATCCGGTTTGGAATTATTATAACCTATTTTATAAGGGTGACTCTGCTGGTAAACCGCCAGTTGTAGGGGCGGCAGATGGTTATGAGAGCGGTCAGTATTACAGTAATCTTCCGATGCAACTCGATCCTCCTTGTAAGGCAGACTGTGAAAATCCGCTTCCTGGTTATAGTACAGACATTTTGTTTAGTCAACCGTTGTTTAATACGCCTTCCGGCAGATTTGGTATAGATGCAACGAATAGACATCATAGTTGTTTACAAGATATTACCGAATGTGGGGGTGAACTATGGTGCAATAAAATGGTCTTCCCGCGAAGATCTTATAGGGTCGATACAAAAATCGCACCATTCGGGTCGAGTCAGATTTGCACACAGAATGCTGAATTTTCAAACAGGAATGAATTAGGCTATACTGAATTAAAAAAAAGACTTGTCCCCGATGGTGTAGCTATTTTACGTGAAAGTATATTCTATAAATATGTTGACCTATGTGACCCACAAATAATTGCTACAGCTCAGTCTGCTATAGATATTGATGATGTTGTAATTAGGGTTGATGATTATTTACGCTTAATGGGTGTTGTGCATCCTGGATGGCGTTATACCTTAGACATGAAAAGTTGCACTGTTGTTGAAACGGGTGATTGTGGTGGGACGTTACCACCCACACACTCTGACAGCTCAATAGACGCTGGCTCACACCAACCAAAAACATGGCTTTCTAACAGTTGGGAGTCTATGGGTTATTATTTAGATAAAGATGGACTATCTGATCCTACTGGAAGTGGAATTGGTGCTTCTGGGGCAGACAATTGTTTATTTAATCCGTTTAAAATTATGGTGGATGTTGAGTGTTCAACAAACAATATAAAAAGAAGAGGTATTGAATCTGACGACCCCACATTGTTAGATGTTATTATAGATATACCATCAGTAGCCTGTAAAGGCACAATTAATCCCCCGCCATGTAGCTGTAACGATAGCGTCTGTAACACTTGGCAGCAAAGACCTCATGATCATTGTAAAGAGTATTATACTATTAACGCCGTTTGGGAACCTAATCTAGTGGGTTATGTTTGTCCACTTGGCGGCGGGTCAGTCGCGGATGACATACTATGCACTCTAGGCCAGCCCTGTGTAGGTGTGAGCGCTTGTGAAGATTACTCATGTAATACCGGGCCTATCTTAAATAAAGAGACTCCTAGTGCTATGGCAGACTTTTTATTTGGTGAGTATGTTTTATCGACTGGCGGTGAACCCGGACCTATGAACCCCTTCACGCCCATAATGGAAACAACAGGAATTGTTTATGATGGAAAAACATATGCTCAACTTATTGGTGAAGACCTCTTAGGCGGTCCTACGCTGGACATTTCTCATGACGTTGCTGTTTGTGTCGGCCCAAGTAATACGGAGGTGCAAAGTCTAACCGGTGCTCATGTATTTGATCCTAGTCTTGGCCCATATTATACTTGGTGTGATACAACTATTGTTGTAGAAATAACAGGTCCATTTCAATTGCCAGTTTGGGAGTGTAACCTAGATAATGGTGATACTCGATGGTTGGCTAGTACTGCGAGACCTAGATCATCAGATGAATGTTGTGAAGTGCAAAGGGTTGGGACGAATGAAGGGCTTTGCACCCAAACACATTATGTGAACCCTGACGATATTGCTTGTGCTGATCAGGATAGCGTTTGGGGTACTGGTGGTCTTGTTGTATTGGACAATTGGCCTGCGGTAACTGCCACAACGTGGGGTTCTGGATGTGGTTGTGATAAATCACAATTGCAAGATTTTGAATGTAAAACAGATTCAAAAGCAAGGGTAACAATAACACAAACTCCAACCTACGATAGTGTAGTAACACCCCCACCAAACCCAAGGACTAATTAATCTATTATAAATCAGAAAAGGATAGTGATGTCAAAGGATAAAAAAACCGGTTGTGAGTGTCCATTAGCTGGATATTGTGAAAGGCATGGTGTAACTAAAAATTCTCATTTACACGCCATGTGTGAAAATCATGAAGCTTATTTTAAGATGTGGGATAATTGTAGAGGTCCAGGTCAAGACCCATTGAATTGTAAAAAACCTGCGGAGAAGGGTTTAGAGGAAGAATCTAGATGTGAGTTTTGTGGAGAAAAGGACTGTTCAGGTGAGTGTAGAAATTCTCAACAATTACCATCAAAAATGAAAATGGCTAAAAATTTAGCTATTGCTAGTAAAGACCATGCCAAGGCTGGGTTTACTCAAGCACAGGAAGAATTACAAGCTGAACGGCTTGAGATATGTAAAGGTTGCGAATTCTATATTCCCGATCAAGATAGGTGTGGAAAATGTGGCTGCTACTTAAAAAGTAAATCTGCGTGGAAGAGTAGTAAATGCCCTATTGGAAAATGGTAATTACTTCTTACAGCATTTTTCTTTTTTGCATTCCTTTTCTTGTTCGGGTAGTAACTGTTGATAAGTACCAACACCTAGCAACATAGCTTCTAGATAATCTCTATCTAATGCTATATAATGCACATGCTCCCCAACTTCATGTCTAATAATTGGCTTATCCCAAACCATAGTTTCAAATTGTTCCTGCTCTACTTCTTGTTCAATGATATCAGAAAACATAACTTGATCATCTTCGAGTTTGAAAATTAATCTAAAATATTTCATTTAATAAACCTTTGTTGTGATTATAAAAATAGGGGCCGGGAATTCCCGACCCCATAAATCTACTCCTAAGTGAAGCCTTGAATCTGGATTAAACCAGATGACTGGTTGAACTTAGAAAGTAAACTATACTTCTTTTCCAGCTTCTTTATCCCATTTAACCCATCCACGGTCAGGAAGCCAATTCCCATCACTATCCTTACGTTTAGGGAAGAGACCTCCACCCTTCTTCATGCAACCGAATGCCAATTTAGCATTACAGTCTAAGCAGCGAATCTCATAGTACTCGTTGTCTTCAACTTGACGCACTACGAACTTGACATTTGTTGATCCGCACTTGCCACAGGTAGTTTCATCAAACACTTCCTGAAAGGCCGAGAGCTGCCCAAAAAGATCTCTCTGGGTTTCCCCTTCGAGTTCTACTGACATTTTACCTGTGTTGTAAGTAACTTTCATCTAATTTCTCCAGTTTTCTTGATAACCTAAAACTTCTTTTGATATTTCTGTCTCGCCGCGAGTTGCGCGGTTTAACATGTCGATAAATGTAGACCCTTGTTTCTTCGTTAATCTATCTATGTTTTCATGTCTCTCTCCATTGGAACTCACTAACTTCATAATATCTACATCTAATTGTTTGCACCGGTTGTTCATAAACTTGATTTGATTTTCCGTTATGGAATCATCTACAGATAATGAACCGGAGTTTGATGCTTTATTATTAACTTTTACTTTATCAGAAATTTCTTCAGCAGTACAGATTTTCAGTTTCAAAGCTTTTCGTAAGGCGCGACCTTCGGCCCTAGTAGAAGCTGTTGCTAAAGCATATACGATAAAATCATCGTTAATATTACCATACTGTCCGTCGTTGAAAACATCAGCGACATCTGCATAAGTCCTTGTTGAATCGTCCCACCACTTAAATGTGATAGAGTAAGATACGGTAGCTCGCCCAAGACTATTACCATTTACGGGGAAAACTTCAGTAGGTTTACTATCTATTATATCCCCAAGAAGCAACTCACCGACACGCCTTAATCCATCTGCTTTTGGATATCCTTCATTTAGTTCCGTCTCATCTAGTAAAGACATGACGAATGGATGCCATCCAAGAGAAAGATAGAATGAGCGTTTTTGCGCATTGTCAAGTTCAGCAAATTCTTCAAACTTCATAATCAAACCTCAATTTCTATTAACCTGTTTTCTTTACTTGGGAAATCATCGGCAATTTTGTTTAACTGTTCAGTAATTGCATCAAGCACAACTCTCATTTTCTTTTGAGATAAACTTTTGGTCATTTGTTTAACTCGGAGTAAAACATACCCCTCGTTAATTAATAAACCGGTCTTTACAGTGTCTGCCTTTTGGTGTTTTTGAAGGCTTTCTTCTCCCCAAATTGGTAAAAAGTGAGACGGTCCATCTACTTCAATGGCTGTTTTTATATCGGAAATGTAAAGATCAACTTCCAATTTGTTATCGGGAATCAGATTCCTCTCATGAAATCTAACAGTCCAACCTTGTTCTGTCAAGTTCTTTCTTAGGAATCTTTCGGTTTTTGATCCTTCTGTAGCAGCCTCTCTAACAGCCTGTGCGGCTAGACTACGAAGGTTTTGCTTGTCTTCTTCTGACATAGCCAACCAGTTGTCTTTGCTTATCTGAGACAGTCTCTCACGTTCCTCGTCGGATGTCTCAGACCATGCCTTAGCCCGTCCCTCGCTAACCTTGAACTTATGTTCTTCTGTAAGTTTAGAACCTTTTTCTATAGGTGCTTTACTTCTTCCTCGTTCAAGGGCGACCTTTTGCGCGTCAGAATAGTTTCTTTTTTCCACGCCTAGAAACTTTAAAGCTCTTAAAATCTTAGTAGAGTATGTACCAAGCTGATCCGCTATTTCGTAACTGCTACAGCCTTCTTCATACATTGTCAAGATCTGTTGTTTGTTTTCTCTGGCAAATCTCATAAATATTCTCCAAGTTAAAATCCTCATCTATGCCGTCTACTTCTACATTGAAGTTATTCTTTATTATATCCGCCTGTAACTGACTGCGAACAATTTTTTTAATATTAGGGTTAGATAAGATACTATGAACGCCATAGAAATTGAACGGATGACCCAACCAGTCCATCTCCCAAATGTAAAAACATTTCTCTGAATTTACAGATGTTTTATTCATAGTATCTGCACTATCCAGAGACGTGGCTACTATTAGAGCATTGTTAAAATGTGCTATATCACTAGTATTACTATAAGCAAAAAATGTATCTATAACCTTGTGACTAATATTTGTTAAAAATCCGCAGATTTCATCATTACTTTTATCTACAAACTTATTTATTTTATCCATAAGAGTATAGTTTTTATCACTCTTAGCAAAGTCGTCGAATATTACGCCTATTTTCATTCTATCCACCCTGAAATAAAGTCGCTGCAAATTCCCATGTAGTCATTATTTGTGATTATAGTATTCTCTTCTGGTAGCATAATAATTGATTTGGGGAAAATTGATCCAGCATAAGAAAGTATAAAATTACGATTCGTCATAATTAAGTTATCAGATTCTCGCCAGTAACAATGATACCCTTCTTCTAAGAGATATAGGAGGGCTGTTGGATTTCTGGCTTGTACTAGCAGCTTTTCTTTATCAAAAATGTTTAGATTAATTCCAGTAGATGGATGCTCTGTGCCCGTAACTGTTCTGTCCTTGATTACCCATACATCTGTTTTTACACAAACACCCTGCCCCAAAGCATTCTCTATATAGTCAGGTTTATTTTCTTCATCTGGGTCTTTCCCTGCGAGATTGCCCCGGTTAGAAATATAGATCTTTTGTTTTTCCATTTATTACGCTCTTAGTTTTTTGTGATGCTTTTTTTAACCCTAGTTTATCAAAAATATTCGCCCATTCCACAAACGGGTTATGGGTCTTAATTGTTTTGTTTCTTATATCGGTGATGTCTGGTGGCTCATTATTTATTAGAAACTCTGCTTTTTCTTCAAAATCTTTTATATTGTTAAAAACCATCTCATCAGGAAGTTCCAAATCTTTTATGTTAGTTAGTGGTGTCCCGCCTGATTCTAAGATTCTATATAATGAGTATCTATCTAATGCAATACTTACTTTTGAAGAAGCGTATAGATTACCGGCAACATTTTCTGGGATTGTGCCGCAGTAATTAAACGTATTCACCGCCTGTTTTGAAAAAATCTTGAATCTATTTTTTAAACTTATGAATTTAGTGATCAATTGTGTCAGGTCTGCGATTGAGTTATTTACAGAAATATCACATTCTAGTTCTTCTCTTTTTTGCCCCTTGCCGGTTAGTACACAGCAGTCATTAATTTTATATGAAACATTTTCATTTACAAAAGAAATACTAAAATCATCATCTACTTCTTTTGATGGGGCGTTATAGTTTTCAATTTTAATACCGTCTATTTTTGGCACATCTTTTTTAAATTCAATGTCGTATACGAGTATATCACACGGCTCAATTTTATTAACTGCTTGAACTTGATGACCGGCATGTGCTAAGGCAGACGTAAAGCCAATTAAGTCTTCGTTTTTTGATATAATATCTATCTTCATACAGTATCTTTCATGGAATGCACTTCTTTTATTTTACCTTTTGGCGACTCATAATATGATATGTCATACTTAGACTTTATCAAATCATTCATAAATTCAAAAGAAGACATGTTCTTATCGGCATTGTTTAACTTTGTTTTTATTTGTTTGAATACGTTTTGCGGAAAGAATACTATCTGGGACCACTTATCTGGTAGTCCATAAGAAAAGTTTTTTACAGATTCATCATTAGTTATAACACCAACAGCGGTTTTATCTAGTCTAGAGTTTTTATCTATAGGTACGCAGATTTTATCTTCGTTGGGTGGTTTTATAAAACTTTGTGAGAATATGAGATCGCCATGAATAAAAAAGACATTGCTTTCTAAGCAACAATTTATACCTATCCGCATACTTTCCAATATATTAGCAGATTCGAAGAATGGATTCTCTACAACCCTCACCTTATGAACATCCCTTATTACTTTATTAGCCATGTGTCCAGTAACAAGGATTATATCAGCACCTGCCCCATAAGCAGCTTTAATGGTTTCCACTTGATGATCAATAATTCTTTTATTACCATAAGGTATTAAGGACTTATTTCCATGATTCTTTGTTCTTCTACCTGTACCAGCGCTTAAAATAATAAAGGTGTTATTACTTGGTGTTCGCCTAGTGCTGGTAATGTATCTAGTTTGTTTTAACATTGTATAGATCTAATGGTATGTATTTAATTATACCTTCACATTTTGATAAATCATATAAATCTTCACAATCTTCAATTCTTCTACAGATAACAATCGGCGTATTCTGTATCATAAGTGTATCATCAATTGTATAATCAGAAACTGTTGCAAAGATATTTGCATCTTCCATAGGGGATGCTAGTTTATTTACTATATCCTCTTTTGGAAAACTTTCTTTATTAAAAAATATGATAGCCTCACACTTTTGCTGCACCGCTGTTTTAATGGCGATGCTGAGGGCTTCATTTCTTTCTTCGAAGTCTAGTCCAATAAAACTGAAGTTACCGTCTGGATGCTCATCATCTGAATTGTGTGATCCCCTATCAAAGAATAGGGTAACCTTATCAAAGACGCTGCTAGTAGCTTTCATAAATTCATTAATAGTGTCATTCGACGGTTTATCTTCGCCAAAATCTTTAGATACTAGTATCTTCATCTACATCTTCCCATGTAAAGATCATGCTGTCTATTTCTTGTTCTTCTTGTAACTCTACTAATTTATCCTTAAATGATACCCCGCCTTTATTGCCTTTTAACATTTTATAAATTACATTATTTACTACAAAAGGAGAGTTTTCAATAAGCGATAGCTTATTCATTTTTATGTTGACAAACTCATTTATTTTATCCAGATCTTCTCTTGAAATTTCATCGCCTTCATGTAGTACAACGGTGTATCCATTTTTTAATTTTGGTAAAGCATCATCCATATTCTGAAATATATCTCTATCATCTTCAAAATAATGCGTTACTGTATAGTTTGTTTTATCATTTAGTTTTGATGTTAATGTTTTAACATTTTCTACTGTTGCTACAACAACACTATTTGTTTCTGTTACTAGGTTTTCTACGCTTTCGAGTGTGGCTAATGTCTTATCTAAATTAGAATCTACAATTATAAAATTAAATCTAAGATACCTTTCTTTTAGCACCTCTTCTTTTGTTTTTTCTTCTTTTGTTTTAAATTGACAAACCCTATCGAATTGATAGTCACCATCTATAACTTCACATTTTGATGACTTGTTTTTTATGTTATCTAAAATACCAAGCTCACAAGAAACTTGAACATCGTCTTCTTTGATATTAAATGTACAGTCCTTGCAAGACTTTATAATGCTCATAACCAACTCTCCTGTGGGAATTGAACGTTTCCAATTCTGGCATTTTCCCAGAAGTTTTTATTTTTTGCTTTTTCTCTAAACATGTTAATCACATCATCGCGGGATAGTGGTCTGTAGATTTCTCTATTAAAGATGGACATCTCACCGTAGAAGTACCCACCGGGGTTATTCTTAAATGTTTGAAAGTTAAAATCTCTCAGTATCTTATTTATGCTGTAACTGTTTATAAGCTTAGGCTCATTAACAACATGCATTACTAAGAAATTTATTAATTCTTTATTGTTTTGTATTTGTGGTATTTCAGCTTCTGGTCTTGCAAATTGTGTTGTCATGTCCCATGAACCAAAATCTAGTTCATCAATACAATCTTCCCAAATTTTAGCTGTTTTGTCCCAGCCGTAATTTTTCTCAAAAGCCGCCCTAGTTTTCTTCCTGTCTTTAACTCTTAGAGCTTCCGGTTTGGGTAAAAGTTTTTCCCACAAATTTATAATATCTTCATGATCTGGTAGGGCGCGGTAGCAGCCGGTTTCCATCTCCAGATGTTTGGATCTTAGCTTGATGGGATAGCCAGCTAGTTTTCTTACTTCGCTCTCCATCGCGGAGTAGTCAGTAGCCATAACGGGAACACCGCAAGCCGCTGCTTCTACTATAGGTAAGCCAAAACCCTCAGAGTTTGCTGGCTGTATGTACACATCAAAACAATTATAAATAGCCGCTAGGGTTTTTGTGTCTACACCTTCACCCACATTTGTTAGTTTCGAAGAAAAGTTGCCGCATTTCTTACATGGGACAACAGTATCTGAAAATCTCTGACAAGCCGCTCCCCCACATGAGGTACAGACATATGTGAATAAAACCCTAGAGCTTATTTCATTTTCAAATAGATATTTTGGTAAATCCCAGCCATTATCAGGGTATGAAGTATGGCAGTATAGGTAGGTGTTTTTATCTTGTGTTTTTTTAAGGTACTTGCCAAACGCCTCAAAAAGTTCTGGAAAGAGTTTGCGGCGTTGGTTTCGCATGACCGTGCCAATAACCTTCCATTCCGGGTTAATACCCATCGTTTCTTTATGAGCACTTTTATTTGGGATCTCCACAAAATCTTCTGACGCCGATGGTGGTGCCGCACACTTCACATTCATTTTATCAGACTGTGCTTTAAGTACGTCCACAGCCCAATCAGAATATGTTAATATAGTGTCAGCATCTGAAAAGGAATCAATCCATTCTTCATTCTGTGGCGAAGCGTCCACAGTCGGCATCCAGATCCACTTAAAGCATTTTCTTAATGGGGAGTGTTGAATGAAAGAATCCATCCACCAGTCACGAATGGTGAGCACAACGTCTGGTTTAAAGTCTATACAAACTCGATCAAACCGCCATTTACCAAATTGATTTAGAGCATCTTGACCATAAGCTTTGTTGTGTTCTTCGTTCCCCGGTTGCGGCATGTTTGGATAATTTTTCCAAGGAATTGTGCCACGATCTTTATGATCCTCTGTACCATAAACAGAAAATTCTGCTAATTCATATTTTCCTGTAGCATCAAGTCTTTTTAAGACCTCACTACTATATGTAGCATATCCAGTATTTAAGTAACTAGCTTCGGATACGAATAATACTTTTTTCTTATTCATTTACTACTCTTAATTTATTATAGAATGATCTTACTTTAGTTTTGTATTCTGGTTTTGACATGTCCAGAATATCTCTAATTTCCATATCTTTATAGTTTGATCTTTTATAGTAAAAGATAGCCTGTTCCTGAACGTCTAAATCATCAGGTAGGACTTCTTCTATATCAGATTTGTCATAAGTGGTAATACCACTAAATAATTCGCCAGCCGGTATGTCTTTGTTTTTGTTGTTTTTTTTAAGGAATTTAATTAAATCGTTTCTCATACAAAACGTAGCAAATGTAGAAAACACACTCCTTTCAGGGTCGTGTTTTCTATGCGCTTTAAGCATTGACATTAACGCCACTTGCATTATATCATCAAAATCATATTTATAATTATGAGAATAAAACTTACGGGCTACTGAAACAGCAAGCCCATAGTTGTCTTGTATAAAATCATTCTCTGTATTCTTCATCTGTGCTCGTTTGTAAATTGTTTACTATTTTAAATTCATTAACTCTAAAAGTAACTTTACCATTTCCACTGCGAGCAGTACAGTTTACAACTAAAGAGTCGCCTGCTTCACAATGGTCATAAATCGTTTGAGCACCAGTATCCCAAGCTTCGAAGAATAGAAAATTTCGATCTCTAATCTTCTGGCCGTTTTTGTTTTTACGGTACTTGTCGATTGACATCTTGAATCTCAAAACCTTGGTGTTAAATTCTTCTGAGATTTGAAGGTCGTCAGCAATACGTCCAAGAAAAACACAATTATTCACAACACTACCTTTTTTTAATTAAAGAATTAAACCTTGAAAATGCTTCGTCGTAGTTATGGTATTCCTCAAGTACCTCTCTCGACCCTTTATTAGCTTTGTAGAGTTGGATTCGAGGTTTTGAGTTGTTACCGTAGCGGCGACGATAAAAAAAACGTAGATCACACATTTCTACGTCATATTTTTGTATAATGCAACCATCAAGCAAGACCTTCTTGTAGTAGGTCGCTTGGTCTAATAATTCAGTTTCCCAATGTTCATCCGTCATATCTGATTTATTTCATTTACTATGAAGGAGTTTCGGTCTTTAGCTTTTTGTCCAAACATTAAAACTGTTGCCGTCTCATAGATTATATCCTCATACTCTCGATAAGTGTCAGGAAAAACCACAACATTCTCAATTTCTAGTGAATCATCTCTAACAGAAAGAAAAGCCATATTGTCTTTATTTTTAGTAGTATATTCTTTCACTTCTGTGATTTCAACAGCTAAAATGCTTTTGCTCTTTTTCCCGTCTAAGATCTCTTTACATGTAGTATTGGCAAAACTAGCATCAGCACAACCATCAACCTTTGAATAAGATATTGGCGCACCAAGTAAGTTTTCTTCACTAATTGAAATTGACATCGGATTATCTTTTAATGATCTACCTGGATTTTTTAACCTGTTGATAATATCCGCAAAAGCTTCTAGTCTTTTTGAAGTGGCAACCGCACCACCGTCTCTTTTTAAATTGTTTAGTTTAATGAGATTGTCTTGTAAAGATGAAGAGCAGTCTAGTCTTTCCTGCAATACTTCGAGTTCTTTCTTGCTTAGGTCTTTTACGCATGAAAACTCGTGGGTCATTTCTGATCTTGATTTTTCCAGTCCCGCAAAGAACCCAACAGCTATCAGATTGTTTACCGCTCTTTTATTTACGTTGGGTAAAATGTTTACTACATACTCTACCCAGGTTTTTGGTTTAAGTTCGTCAAGAAAGTTCTTGATCTTTACAAATTCGTTAACTCCAACATTTTTGACGTTGGTTATACCAAAGAAGATATCTTTACCTTGGATAGAGAAGTTAGATTCTGGATGTTGGTGTAGTGGGGTCTTTACATCAATGTGGTCAATTTTGGCGCTCTCGACCAACTCATAAATTTCTTGGTTTGGGTCGATTTTTTCTTTTGCGTTTGATAACCAGTGGAGATAAAATTCTAATTTGTTATTGGCTTTTAAATAAGCAGACCAGTAGGCCATTAGTGCATATGATACAGCATGTGATTTATTGAAAGAATAGCGATTAGATTTTTCGATAATATCAAAGATCCTGTCCGCATCTTCTTGGGTGTGATTTTCTTTTAGACAGCCTTTAATAAACTCGCCTTTGACTTGGCGCATCAAATCAGCTTTTTTCTTACCAATAGCTTTGCGCAAAGTATCAGCTTGCGATTCCGTGAACCCCGCCATAACCTGAGCAATTTGCATGGCTTGTTCTTGGTAGATGATAATATTGTAAGTTTTGGTAATTACGTTGTCAATAGGCTTATATAAACTTCTTGTTTCTTCAGTTCCATGTTTTCTGTCCACATACCTTTGGGTCATAGATTTGCCGTCCTCGATAGCTTTTAACGTACCGGGACGGATGATACTAATAACGTCAGCCAGTTCCTCAATATTGCGGGGTTTGGCTTCTTTGCACCAGTGTTTGCCAAGATGGGTTTCCAACTGAAACACGCCTTTGGTATGCCCCGAACAAATTAAATCCCAGGTTCTTTTATCATTCAAAGGGATTTTGGTAATGTCCATCAATACGCTCCCATCATTAATTCTGCTACGGCAAATTGATCAATATAATAAGTTTTTACGGTTTCAACACCGTATTTTTCAAGACTCTTGCCCCGCATAAAATCTCGCCAATAAGACTCCTCATCTACGTTATTGGACCAAGATTGCTTTTCGTTTTGGCTTTTTGTACTTTTGCCCCTTCGAGCCTGTTCCATAATTGTAATCCAGTTCTGAACTCTAAGTATTCTACAGAGACTGTACAGTCCTTGTAGCTAATATCTTCTTTTTTATTAGGTAGTAAAAACGAGCAGAAATTAATTTTACCTTTATTGTTTTCTATCAATACTGATTTAAAGAAAGCGTGAGGCACAACTACATCATCGCCAATTTTACTAAAAGGTTTTGATACATCAAAGACGGGACCGCTAATAGCGTACACTTCTACTATGTCGCGCTTTAGTGCTACCTTACGCACTGCCGCTTCTAGCATTCGCCATGTGCGACGGTTCATATCTGGAGCTTGAGGACTCATGTTAGATAGTAGAAAAGTCTCGCTATTCTCCAGACGGGTATCATTACTGTCCGCTGAAGGCACTAAATGCCCTCTGTCGTAACCTGAAGCGGTATAATCAGATAGAGTAGCCCTGAACATTTCAGGCACTCTTAGATCGGGCCTGAAGCAGTCCTGACGATCCACAGAAACATCTGATTCTGTACCGTTAATAACTTGCATAGCCCATCGTGGTTGTCTGAATAAATAGGAATAGCCGATCAAGTAATTCCTGTTTGGAAGAATCTGATCGGCGGCAGGCATCCCGTATCGTGTTTCACGAAATAAACTTGGTATTTCCATTATTTAATCCAGTCTGGTTCGGGTTGTTCTAAGTCAAAATCTTTATTATAATCCACCAGAATTTCTTCATCTTTTGAAATATCTCTAATTGCAAATAAAGATTTTACATTGCTATCGGTCACTATTTTACAGTTTTCATTATCTTTTGAGTGATTATAATCAGAGTTAGGAACGAGGTTAATTACTCCATATTTTTTGTTTTTAACGTGAGTGGCTTGAATCATAGCGTCTTTTTTTATATCATCTTTTGCAAAAAGACCTTTACCATGAACATCGCTCTTTTTTATATGTAAATTTTTAGACATTTCATGACTGAGTTTTAATGTGTGACATATTTTAACCTCATCTGTATATTTGTTATTCACACTCGGAACGTTGTTTAAATACTGCTCCTGTAAACTTAATTCTTTCATTATGCAAAGGCTCCTTTAAATTGTTTATTGTGTACAAATCTTCTGAACATTTTCTGAGTTCTACAAAATAATTCAGCAGTCATTAAAACATCACTAAGTGCGTCATGGGCCTCACCTTTTGAGTATCCCATATAACCACGAACTAAATTATCATTAGATAATGAATTAACTTCTTTATTGTTTTCAAAACAACAAAACATTTGATCCATTGTATCTACAATGTTAATGGGATTGAATAGCGATTGCCTTCTACCTTCTTTATCTTTTGGTCCATAACCCCAAGGTTCTTGACAGCAGATTCTATGGACAATTGGTAGATCGAAACCACGAATATTATGACCAACAGGAACTGGTGCATACCAAGCGGTTTTCTTAAAGTTATACTCATTTACATAATCAGTGAAGTTTGCCCAAACTGATTTTAGTGATGGAGCCTTCTTGAGCATCGCTTCAGTTTTACCATGCACAGCAACTGCACCGTCTTCCAATGGGTCAACACCAGCTTTCGCGCATTCTTTCTCATCAAAGATTGGCTGGATTAAAGATTGAAATTCGGAGTTGGGAATTACTTCCAGCTTCCTGCCATGAATCGCCACAGCAGCAATTTGCACTGGCTGAGTGGTATCTGGATATTTGCTGGTAGTTTCAAAGTCGAAAACAATGTAGTCTTTGTAGTTCATAATAATCCTTTGTAAGAAATGGGGCGACTAGGTGATAGATTGAACCTGGATTAAACCAGATGATAGGGTGAACCTAGACAGCCCCACATGTTTCATGTATTTTCTTGAGTAAATTTACGCCGAGGATATCGAACTTGACAGCACCAATAGCTTCCAAGTCATTCATTTCCATGCCTGCGATTTTTTCATTACCGCGAGTTTCTTTTACCATTGGACATAGGTTATTCAGATCTATAGATGACACCACAACACCAGCGGCGTGTTTCCCCTGACTTTTGAATGTGCCTTCAATTCTAAGAGCTTGTGCGAATTCTCTAGCAAAGTCGCCTTGTAGTTCACCATCTTCTTCCCAACAGTATTCTCTTAGTGTATCCGGGTCATTTTCCAAAGCCCATCTAATAACAGAAGGTTCATCCATTTCTTCCAGTTTATCAGAAATTGCAGCTTCTTGGGGGATTTTATTTGTGATATCATTCATCTGGTCGAATGAGCAACTCTCATTAACTCGCAGAACTTCTTTTAGTGCCGACCTACCTTGGAGCCTGCCAAATGTCAGCATCTGGCACACTCTATTATGCCCGTATTTTTCTTTTAAATAGGTAATGACATTCTCACGCTGATCTGGCGGAAAGTCAATATCAATATCCGGCAAAGACCCTTTTCTTGCCGAGTTGAAAAACCTAGAAAAGATGAGACCATATTCAATTGGGTCAATTAATGTAATCGCCATTAAATAGGAAATAAGACAGCCTGCGGCACTCCCACGACCTGGACCAACTAAAACACCTCTGCGACGGAATTCATTCACATAATCAGCGACGATGAGGAAGTAGCCCGCAAGGTCCGCATCTTCAATAACGTCTAATTCTTGGACAATTCTGTCTTTGTAAATTTCTATATTTTTCGGGTCTTTAACTTTCCCTGTGGGCATGAGTATATTCTTCCACCCATCCCTACATATTTGTTTTAGTTCCTCAATTTGTGAATCACTTTTAGTTTCAACCTGGGGAAGTCGTGGACTAGTTAAAATTGTATAGTCTGAACATTTTTCGTTTATTTCGCCAACAGCTTTGATTTGCTCTTTTGAATATGTTTGCACTTCTTCTTTAGAAGGAATATAGTAAGAATTAGATTTAAAGTATCTAACGTGCCTATAGTTGTCTTCTTTTAGAAGGTCTTTATTTACTTTGTTTAATGTTGTTCTCATTTTGGAACATAGTAATATCCTATGATCTTTAGAATCCGCCATCTCTCCATAGTAAATATTCGCACCGGCAATTAGATTTTTAAAACCAATACTATCCGTCACTTCATCAATACAATTAGAAACGAGTTTAGTAGCGGCAAATGTCTCAGAGTCTAACTTGTTTATCTCAAGGTAGTAATCATCACCGAACTTTTCTCTGAACGTAGCTATATGGACTACGGCATCTTTGCTATATTCTCTTTTTAAGCATTTTCCAGCTTCATCATATTCTGAGCAACTATAGATACATTTATTATCTTCCACCAACTCATTAAATAATGCACTGCCAACATAACCATCTATACAAATGAAATTATCATCGACTAGTTCAAATAGTTGATCTATAGGGATAGCGGGATGTTTCTTAAAGTTATCTGCATCATTACATGCGGAAACTATTTCGAGAAGTTTTCCCCAACCTTTTTCATTTTTGCAGATGAGCGTGATGGTGGTATTGTTTGATGTTTTAAGGGGGATCTCGCAACCAAGAATTGGCTTGATGTCATTCTTCTCGCACTCTTGCACAAACTTGACAGCACCTGACACAGACGCAAAATCAGTGAGTGCCGCAGTTTTGTATCCAAGATCTTTACATATCTCTACAATTCTTTTTGGTTTTAGGGTTGATTGTAGTAGAGAATAGTGTGAGTGTATTCTAGCTGGGAACCACATTTCAAATGCCTAACATTTTACTAAAAGTTTAATTCAAGCTGAGTTTTTTGTGATCTCCACATAAAACTATTAGCAATTTCAGCAATAGATGGTTTTGGTGTTTTTTTTACTATGTTGAATTTTTCATAAGAGGCTTCTTCGGTTATTATACTTATTGGTAATATTAAGTTTTTGTTATTAATTGCATTAGAAAATGGATAAATATTTTTAGATATCAACATATTATTACTCTTATCAACCAATTCAGATCCTGATACTACGATTAAAACCTCATCAAACGGCATTTCATTATGCCCACAGTTCTTATCGTAGATAAAATAGTCTGTAAAGCCGCCTATTTTTTCAATGGTGCTGCCAGAATTATTTTGATTTTTTATTTCTACACAATACCTTTTTTCGTCAATATATAATACAAAATCAGCTACTTTATTTATTTTATTGTTGAAATTAAGTATGGTATACTTGAATTGATATTCATATTTTATACAATTCTGATCTAGTAGCTCTTTATACTCTAACTCTTTGTCTTTTCCGCGACAAGTCATATTATTGTCCTAAGCTAACTATTAATTCCTTGACTATTCCACCACCGCCAATATTTCTAGTTACTTTTATCTCTTCGTAATCTAGACCGTAATATAAATCCAATGTTTTATCGCACAAAGAATTAGATATTACAACTTTACATCCTTTTTCTACAGCTTTTAGTGATAGATCTAATAAATCTTCCTGATCTTTTTCTGTAAATGTACCACCAGCATATTCTGTAAAGTATGAAGTGTCACTTATTGGAACATATGGTGGATCACAATATATCATATCGCCGGGATTAACCATGTCAAAAATTTCTCTAAAATCTTTATTTTCTATTTGTATATCATGATTATTTAAATGACTCTGACAAAAATCTAATTTATCTTTTGGGCAGTTCACTGTTTTATAGTTTGCATAAGGCACATTGAATTTAAGAAAACCATCTTTTGTAGTGCTATATCTACATAAACCATTCCAGCAATGTTTGTTCAAGTATAGAAATAATGAAGCTCTTTCAACGTCATGCTTTTTAGAATTTTTATTTTTTTCCAATTGGTTGAATTTTTCTCTTAATTCATAATATCTATCTTTTTTATTGTTTTCTTCGGTAAATAATGAACAGCATCTTTCTAGAAAGAAAGGTCCGCGTTCTTTGACGCATGACCATATAAGCGTTAGATCGGGATTGATATCATTTATTAAACACTTATTATATTGAATATTTAAAAAAACAGAACCCCCACCAAAAAAAGGTTCAACAAACCTTTCTGATGACTTAAAATGCTTGAGTATCTTTGGTAAAATCTTTGTTTTGCCGCCAGCCCATTTTAAAAATGATCGATTATAAGTCTGTATGTCTTTAACTTCGTTTAGAATATCATACATTTATTTAACCCTATCTTCTGCTAATCTTCCACCACCATCACCATATTTTGATATCTTTGACACATCACCGTATTGTTCAATGGTCTTTACAATTCCTTCTGATTTTACCATGTCTCGGAAGAAATGGCAAGTGGATTTTCCGGAATTTTCCCATTCTTCAGAAAATTTACACAGGTATTTACATTTCCAGTGTGTGTTTTCTCGTGATAGTAGTTTTGGTTGTTCTACAGATCTAATATACTCAAACTTTTGTCTTAGTATATCTTCTGCTTTTTGGTAATCTTCTTCGTCGAATACCATACTAAACAAACCACCGGGAACATCCACCCCATCTATCTTTGAGTCGTTAATATAATAAATACTAACAAAGAATTCCCAATCCGGGTACATATTTTTGAGCGCATAGTAGTACAGAAGAAGCTGCGTGTCTTTCTGTAGTTTTTCCGGGGTTTTAACTTCTCCAGTCGCCCAATCAATACGCTTGCCGGTTTTGTAATCTAATACCTGAAAGTACTTATCGTCTTCTTGGGTAATTAAATCTATTGTTCCTTTAATAGATAAATAACCCTCTAGCACTTCTCCATCAACTTCATATCGGTATTTTGCCCAAGGTTTCTTGATTTCAATATCAAAGAATAGCTCTGTAGCATGAACATTTTGATTTCTTGGGTCTAGCTCACCGTCATTATATGCTACGGCTTTCTCGACCCATTTTATGCATGTTCTCAAGTCTGCTTTTGTTAGTTCTACTTCTGGTTCATGTTCTGCATAGTAGTCAAAACATAATTCGGTTATGTGTGGTAGGTCATCACATTTTTTGTAAGACAGGTTGGGGATATCATCATTGATAACCTTACCGACCTTGTTCTTCTGCGCCAGATTCTTGTCTGCCAATAACTGCAATGCACGATGAACAACCGTACCAAGAAGTGCTTTCTTGTTGGTTTTATCCCGTAATGACAGGTTGTATTGGAGAAAGAACTTCTGTTCACAAAACTCTAACTGACCAAGTGAACTAGATCTATGATAACATACTAACATATATCAAAATTCTTATATGTATTTAGGTAAAATTCCCCATGCCTGAATCTGTTCAAGCACAAGCTTATTCTGTTCTTCTACACCAATATTTGTATTATCAATAATACAATCATAGTGTTCCTTGTATTCAGATGCTCTTTCGCTATCATGTCCATCTGAGGTTTCTGAATTTCTGGTAAAGTAAATAACCTTACCGCCAGCTTCATGGACGATGTCAATTTCGTTTTTGAATCGGCAGTCGCCAATGAGTGCTAGGTTGGGGTTTTCTTCTTTGATCTGGTTAATGCAGAGAGAAACCCATACGTCGTTTTTGATTCTACGACAGATGTTTGTCCCAAAAGTTTGCATGAACTCGCGGGCTGTCATTGGGCCGGAATTTGACTTACTACCATCAAAGGTTTGAAACTTACCTCCGGTTAGCACAATAGGAATATCGTCCCACAGAATATCGGTCAGACTGTTCTTTTCTTCATCTGTACCATAACACTGCTCACGAGTCAGACCAAAAAGACCCATGCACATTCTCTTTAGCGGGTCTGCGAAATTATAAGCCCTGACGAAAGGCCAAAAGGTGCTTGATGCATAGTCCACAAAACTTTGACTATCTTGAAAAACATCAAACACACCCATAGACTCAAACTCTTTGTCGTTATCATCTAGGTATTTAGCATTAACAACTAGTCTACCATGCTCATCTACAAAAAACTTCTTAATGAAACCATGAGATTTCATTTCATACCCATGAAGAAAATTTACAGATGTGGTTTTACCGGATTGTTTAGCACCAGCAAATGCTACGATGTTTGACATTAAACATATTTCTTTATTTGTGGCATAATTTGTTCTTGGATTTCTTCAACTGTTAGCTCGCCAATATCTTTCTTACTGAAGCTAACAGTTTTTAAGTTAAACATCTTACCGTATTTTTTGATAATCTTATCTCTACCCTGTTGTCCAGCCTTGTCGTTATCAAGGGCAAGGATTATATTATCTACTGATGCTCGTTCTAGCAAGATGCTTTGTTCATCATTTAGATCACAACCAAAAATTCCAACGCAATTAAGAATACCCGCCTCGTATAACCGAAGAACATCACCCTGACCTTCTACTAGCACCGCCGAGCCGGTTCTCTTCATTCTCTCGTATGCTTTATTGTATCCAAACAGATTCTTACCGGCAGAGAAACCTTTGCTGAATTTCCACTTTTCCTTTGGATTCTTTTCTATAGATCTACCAACAACACCAATGATCTCATTATTATCAAAATTGCCAGGGTTAAAAATTGGGAAAACACTTCGGTTATACATAGGTTTTGTTTGGTCGCTGCAAAACCCAATACCAAATTCTTCCAGAACTTCTTTTGAGAAACCTCTATTTGTAAAGTATGGACAGGGAATGGTTAGGGTCTTTACAAACCTGTCTCTATAACAAAGTATGTTATTATTAGTCTTTTTGCTAAACACCTGATGCACTACATCATAATTATCAACCCTTATTGCAGTCTTGTCAACTGAAATAACAGATTGTATATATTCAAGTGTTTCTTGAAATGAGACTTCCTTATTCATTTTTCTGCTCAAAATGCCTTGGATTAAACCAAGTATATCATTGGGGAACTTTTCGTGACATTTTTGTGTATTACAAAACCACGCACCGGCCCATTCAGATTCTGGATCAACGTTGATATTGAAGCCGGATGGGTTGTCACCGTTATGAACAGGACACGCCCCTATTAGTTTATCAGCACTATGAAACAAATCTATATCAAGAGCCTTCGTCAATTTCTCCATCTGAAGAATCGCTGACCTCTTGATCTGGTTCTTCTTTATCTGGGAATCCATCTTGTTGTTCTCTGTGTATTCTTTCAGCATCTCGTTTAGTACCTATCTCTTCTAATTTCGCTAACTCACCTGTCATTCTCATAAATATGCTGTTACCATCCATACCTGGACCGTGCCTTGCAACAACAGGTATTAATCTCCTGTTAACACCGTTACCTAAATTCTCTTCCGCTATTTCCTCTGGACTCCTTGCTTTAAAAATAGAAAAAGATGTACATAACCAGATCAATCTATCCGACCCGGAAATAACATCTTCAGATTCTCTTGTGATACCGTCTCTATTTAATTGTACAAATGCCAAACATGGTACATCATGTTCTACGCAGAAGTTGTGTAATTGTGTGATTTGGAAGCCGAGTGCTTGAAATTCCGCAACATTGTTATTTATACTTTCCGAAGTCATTAATTTAAGATAATCATAAATTATCAAACAGTCATTCATCCTGCCTTCGTCATTGTACCCAACATGTTTAAATAACCATCTTCTAGCAATCCCTATTATCTCATCAAATGATTTTCCCGCAACACTAATATAATGGTATGGTATTTCTTTTACTTTTTCAGCGGCTTCTTCAACATTATCAATAAGTTGTTTTTCTTTATTGAATTTAGAAGACGATATGTCATTGATAGCAACCCCAGACAGGTTAGCCAGAAGTCTGTTCCAGTGATCTTCTTGACTCATTTCTGTGTCGAGAATCAATACTGGCGTTCCCCGATCAGCAATACTTAATGCCACGTTATCTGCTAGTGTAGACTTCCCGCATTTTGCTCTCGCCCCAATTAAATCTACAGCACCGCGACGAAACCCGCCACCAATCGCCCTGTCATAAATTGGAAACCCGCTACTTACTCCAGGGTCCGTTTCTTCATTTGCTTTTAAAAGGTCGAGGTACTCATCTAAATCTTTACCAATCAACTTGGTAGTGCTATTGTCTTCCCGAATATATTTAAGACAGGCATTTTGTATTTGTGTTTCTGGTATTGAAACAATTTCGGTTACCGTCTCATCACCATCTACTTCTGACAATGATTTGTAGATTTCTCTTAATTCATTTTGTAAGTCTCTAGTTAACTGTAGTTTGCGAATTTTCTGCGCATGTTGCCTGATATTCTCGACATGCACATCATAATTCATCAAGTGTTTAATGTGATTTAAGACATCTTTCTTCTCAACATACTCAGACAGGTTAAGCTGTTGAGCCGCCGATAAGATCGATGTTAAATCTACATTTTGCGATGTTTCAAAGATTTTAAAAAGACATTTGTATATAACCTTGTTTTCATCAATTGTAAAGGTCTCTTCTTCTATAAGACCTGTAACATCTAAAAAAGCATCATAACCATACCGTATCATCCCAGACAATACGGCTTTCTCTGAAGCAACGTTATTGGCTGACGGGACATTTCTGTCCGAGTTTGATGAAGTCACAGAAATATGGTTCCTTTTTGAACTGCGGATCAACTTCTATATTTTTTTGACAATCTTGACAAAATACTTTTACATTTTTATGAGGTTTTCTTGTTCTCTCCGTGGGTTTAATGTTGTCATTTATGAGGTCATAGCCGTCTTCTTTGTCGGTGTCAAGACCAGGATCAAATTTATTTACAAATTCTTTTTTTTCAGCATTTGTTTTATCTTTATCCATCGTGAAATCCATCTCTAGGATTTGCACATTTTCAGGTTCAGGAGTGTATGTCTCTATTGGTATTGAAACTTTTTCTACAGTCTCTGACTTAGTCGGAAAACTAATTTCCTCACCAGTGAGTAATGAGTAGCCTTCTTCAATAAGTGCGGTGTTACCAGTCTCAATACCTTCTTTTAGTTTTTGCAGTCCTTGTAGTAATTTCATTTTGTTCTCCCTACATAAAACAATGTGTCAGCCATCTTCTTTAAAGGTTCAATAAAGTCGTCATATAGTATTAATATGCTTTGTATCTTTCTCGTTAATTCTCTTAGTTTAAAAACCATTGGGTGCTTATCGCAAATCATTTCTTCTTTTGTTTCATTTTTTGTATAGTTGGGAAAAGTCATAGAAAAGAGATAATGATTAATCGCATCCCTATATGCGGATTCTATTTGAAAAAGTATTATCTTGTTTTTATTTTTCTGGTTTGTTGTTTTGCCAATATAAGCCTGTATTAAATAAGCGCTATGATAAATATCTTCTGAAGACATTTCTGCCATAGTCCCTCTATCAATGTTTAGCGATTCGCAGACTGCTGGGTCTAGTTTGATTAAGCCTAAGTTTTCACCAATCTCATACTTACTTATAAATGCTTCAATCTTTTCAATCATCTCTTTTTCTTCGTCATTCAGATTGCATTTTGGATCAAAGTTTTCCATTGTTGTTCTTCATTATAGGGTAATATTATTATGGTGAAATCGTTTAATTCGCACCACTCTATTTTCTTCTTGTCTCTTTTTCGAGCTTTCGCAAAATCAGCTTTTGTTTTATGAAAATGCTGGCAGTATTCATAATGTTGCTTACCATGCACTTCTACAATTATATATTTATTAGGAATAAGAAAGTCTGCGTATAGCAGACCTGTAGAAATGGTTTTCGAGCCGGGGAGAGTTACTTCTTCGTATATCTTCTCGTAAGGAAATAACTCAGAAAGTAACTCTCTAGCCCGTAAATGATGGGATGATTTATTACCTCGTTTAGAGTTCCCTCTGGCCCTTTTAAAGGTCAGAGCATGTTCCCTCCCATCAAAACCTATTACTTTCATCCAATATATTCTTGCAATTCAGTTTCAAGGTTTTTCATAGCCTCTATGTTATTCTCCAAGAAGTCATAGAGTTTATTTACACCTTGGAACTTATATTTCTTTTCTTCATAATCTTTATCATACTTAGACATGAACGGTAAAGAATACCATGCTCCAGCCTTTTCTACAATATCGAAAGAGTCTGCTAGTTCAATAATTTCCTGTGTACCATCAAGTCCTTTTCCGTAGCGGAAATAACTGATGGCGTTAGTACCACTAGCACCTAATGAAGAGGTCTCAATATCCCAGAGAATGATTTGACCTATTTTTTGACCGTCAACCATCCAGGGGTCACTCTTCTTAACATTTATGATTGTGTCAGCTTGATATCGGATTTTGATTCCTCCATCAGCTATATATTTCTTGCCATAACCACTTGTATTAGCAATGACATGACCAATCAAAATAAGGATCGTTTTTGTTTGAGGTAGTATCTGCCCCATTCTCTTAGTAAAGTCTGAAAGAATTTTGGGAAGACCAGGTCGCCGTTCACCATCAACCATTGTTCCCAAATCTCTAGACGGAATAAGACTAGACATTGAGTCAATAATTACCAGTGCGCCCTTATATTCTTCTTGCTGAATTAAGTTTTCGATAATACTCAAAAACTCTTCCGCACTAAGAATGTTACCATCTGGAGACCTAACGATCTTCATTTTATCTAGATCTAAGTCAATACCGTCTAGATTATATGATTTAAGTCGCCCTTCAGCATCTAGATAAATTACAGCTCTACCTTCTTTTTGGGCGTTTGCTGCTAGGTGTAGCATCGAACTAGTCTTACCAGTCTTTGGTAATCCAGTTGCTATTAACCAAGACCCTTCTTGTATTCCACCATTAAGAGCAAAATCTAACGCGGGACTAACACTTAATTTCTTTAAGCTCAGTTTTTCTTCATACACTTCTTGTCCTGTAACAATGCACTTGCCTACATTCTTCATTAATTTTTTTAGTTCTGCTTGTTTCTTGTCTTTTGTATTACTCATAATCTCACTAATCTAATTCTGAAAATAAATTCTTTTTGCCTAATGGCCTTCTAGTTTTCCTAACACTCTCATCTGATTTTTCAATAATAGTGTTATCAACTTCCTTCTGATATTTCTCAATAATTGGTATAAGCTTCTTGTTACGAAATGATAATATATATTTAGCATCTTTAGAATCAATAGCCTTCGATATTGCCAGCATAGAGTATTTTTGGAGCAATTTATTCGCAGCTACTATTTGACCTGTGTACGAGCCTTTGTACTTAGGCAGATTCCAAAATTTATCGGGTATTTTACCTTCATTACTAACATTTGCTCTTTTTTGAAATATTTTTTCACAAAGACGATTACCGTCAGTTATTTTTGCTTCTTCATTTTCAGAAAAAGCATCAAACTGACTATCGTATTTTTTTGACGGCATTGTTATAATACTTACTTTTCAAACCTGCACCACGAGACGCATCACCCTGTTGTGAAGCCGCCTCTGTCATAACAACCACACCTCGGTCTTCTTTTTTGATCATAAAATCATCTGTCGTCGTCGGTTTCTCTTTTTGTTCTTCTTCTTTTTTACTATCTCTTTTTGCTTTCTTTTGATACCGATCTATTACCGCTTCTGGTATACCAAGCTCTATTGCTAAACTTTTAGCATCTGAATCCATATGGTGGTCTATATAGAACTTTTCTAATTTACTCATCCTGTGTCGAGTGTTTGCTTTTTTCTTAACCATATTGTTTTCTCCTAGCGATAGTCAAAAATCTTTGTTCTCTAGTCTTTAGGTATTTCAAATAAGAGTTAAAAGATTCTTCGGTTACTTTCTTAAAAGACATTTCTCTTACTTTTCTTCTGGAGCAATCTTCTCCCCACGGATCAATTATTATATTCATCTTACAAAGAATGTGATGACTAATTGCATTAATTTGGTCTGAGACCTTTTCTATCTTCTTAGCGAAACACTGTTCATTTTCTACGCATTCTTTACCGTGGTCATTGTAGAAAACTTCATCATACTTCATTGGTCTATAGAACTCATCCATTGTCAACATACCTTTGTTTTTGTGTCTCGCTCATTTTTCCTATTTGTTTTATTTCTTCCTGATGCCTTTTTAGTCCAGCATCTGTGTCTTCTTTAGTTTTAGCTCTTTTGTCTTGTAGTTCGTATCGCCCCATCTTTTTTGTGTTTTGTTCAGCAAGCTGCCCCAAGGTTGTCGCTTCACCCCTTACAAAGGGTTGTAACCCCCCAAAAATTACTCTCTCAAGCGTCATCTTACTGCATTTTGGACACTTCTGTTTTGGGGAATCATTAATGTTTTGTGTAACGTCTTCCCATAAAAAACCACAATGATTACAACCATAGTCATAATTTGGCATTTAATGCCCTCGTATAAAATAATCGTGCATATATAAAAATAACCAGATTTGAAAAAGAAAAACACCCATTGTGATTCTGTGTGTTCTTTTTCTTCCGTCTCTTTTTGACAGTAAAAAACAATTTTGTAACATTCCTAAAACTAAAACAGTTCCCGCGACCTTCAACCCCATAAAAAGCGAGATATCGTTTGCATCATACTTTATGAGCATTCTGCCTATAGGATTCTCTTCTAGTTCAGGTAAAGTTTCTCTCCATTTTATTGCGTAGTAAACATCTATAGCAGAAATAAACCCAATCAAATACCACATTATATTAAATGTTAAGACTAAATAGGATGTTCTTCCATCCTTACAAGGTCGCATTCTATTACCTTAATACTATCATATGATAGTTTTTTAGCCTTGGGTAAGTGTTTGTTTTTATTCTTTATATAGTTCTTAGCAGCCGCTTTTGCGATACCAAGTGTTTTATAACACCACGTTTTTTTGTAAGTACTGATTGGATTATCTTGTAGATCTCGGATAAGAAAAATCTTGTTCATCATCCAGTGCCACCAGAATAGAACTAATTATTGAATTTCGCTGTATATCATTGTGGTTAAATTCACAAATACCAACACCCTCTATCTCTGTTAATTTATTTATGCATATTCTTAAACCACTACCATCTTTTAAATCAGTTTGTTTAACATCACCATTGATGATTACTTTACTGTTTTCTCCAATTCTGGTGATAAACATCTTAATTTGATCTAAAGTGCAGTTTTGAGCCTCGTCTAGAATCATGTAAGAGTTGTGAAAACTCGCCCCTCTCATCAATTCTAATGGTTCGAACTTTATTATATCCTCGTCCAGTAACTTTTTGAACCTTTTATTGCCCAAAAAGAATTTTAAATTCTCTTCCATTGGTTTTAGATAAGGTTTGACTTTATCCGCAATCTCACCTGGAACTGCTCCAAGGTTCTTTCCAGCACAAACTAAAGGTCTGGTGACAATTATTTGTGAGGTTTTATTTTGTATCAAATGTTCAGCAGAAATGCCTGCTGCTACAAAACTTTTTCCAGTTCCGCTAGGACCAAAACAAAATGTAATATCATTCTCTACAATAGAGAGTATATAACTCTTTTGATTTTTAGTCTTCGCTCTTAGTGATTTTACCCTGTCTCCTTCAAAAGAATCCTCTTGACCTCTTTTTTCTTTTCTCATATTACCTACCTGATGAACCGAAACCTGATGAACCACGATCTGTATCGTCTAGTTCCTCAGTCTCCACCAGGTCGAAGTGCGGTACTTTCTGGAAGAGAATCTGCGCAATCCTGTCGCCTCTGCTTATAAAGTACATATTGTCTGTAAAATCGACATGTCCAGGTCTAGCATTATATAATGCAACCTTCACTTCCCCTCGATAGCTAGAATCTACCACTCCTGCATGTCGGTGAACACCCTTAGTACCAAGTCCGGATCGATCCCAAATTAGTCCTGCATACCCATCAGGTATAGCAAAAGCAATTCCGGTACTAATTAGTTTTGTGTCTTCGGGGTAAAGAGCAATATCCTCATCTGAATATAAATCATATCCAGCATCAGTTTTTCTAGACTTCGTTGGTATAGTTGCTGTGCTAGTAAGTTTTTTAACTTTAATGGTCGCATCACTATCTGGAGGAATCCACACAGGTCTTGCCCCTTTATCTTTCCAAAAGTGCATCACATAATTCATGAGGTAATTCACTAAAAGTTAAAGTTCTCTGTCATAATTTAGTAACCTCGCAGGAGCCACCACTGCAAGCCGATTCACCTTCAAAATTTGTAGCATCATTTTCTTCAATAACATTTTTAAAATCTACATCTACATATTCTCTTTTGAGTTCCGTCCATAATTTATAATTATAAACATCTTTCATGCAGTATGTTAGATTCTTAACCTCTGAGTTAAAGTATTTATCAGAGAATTTCTTACATCTTTTGACCCATTCGCGTTTGGCTTCACCCTTTGGTTTAGAACCAATACCAAGAATAGAATCACAAGCAGCCCATAAATTATCTTCCCATAATTTTAATGCTACTTCAATTAATCCACCAACAAAAATAGCACCATCCCCATAATGAGAAATGATTTTACTTGGGAGATAAATTGCAGTAAATGGTGCTTGGGGGTAATCTTTATCTCCAGTAACTGGTAAAAGAGATATGCCGCAGAACCATTTTCTGTTTTCATAAATAAAGTCTTCTACCTCGTCCCATTCTTCAGAGGTAACATTAATTGTATTACTAACATTGTGTACTAACCAAGGCTGGGTACATAGACTCTTATTTGTTCCGCCAATAACCCAATTCTGCTGTGTAGATTTTACAGATTTAAGTAACTCAATAGCGCTAATTTGATTCTTTGTTTTTGATCCAGCGGGAACTTCGACACAAAAAGAAATCACATCATCTGTATCATTTGCAGACCAAACAGATTCTTCACAAGCTCTGGGATTAATAGAGTGGAAGTACCTATAGATGTCTTCCATTTTATTCGCTTGCACCCGCCTGATGTACCGTTTGGCATGGTGTGGGTGGATTCCAGAGGAAGTACCTAAGATACAACTCGCCGTCCCTTCTGGCTTAACACAGGTGCATCTAGCGGCTTGGTTAATTCCGATCTTCTTCGCTATTTCTTTATTAACCTGTTTAACAATTTTTGCCGCTTCTTTTTGTAAGATGGGGGATAGGCATATCTCATGTTGCTCCATAATGCCCGTCATCGAGACACCAATAAGAGCTTCTCTCTCGATAATACTTTTGCTAGTATTTTCTAGATAGCCCACATCTGTAAAACCGGCTTGTAAAGTACCAATGATAGTGGCGGCTTTTGCGGCTTCATAAAAATCTACCTCATCTTCAATCTTAGAGCAATTAATAGTAGAGAGGTTACACGCCTGCCAACCACTTTTTCCAGTTTCCTCGCAGACCGGCCAAAATCCAATTTCTACACAAGGGTTTACCAAAAGCTCAGTACTATCGGAAAACACGAATCCCGGTTCACCAAACTCTTTGACGGACTGCATAATCTCGGAAAACATCTCTTTACTAGTTTCGTCACGGACTAGCAAAGCAGAATTGTTAGATCGACCCCTCTGCGGGTTTTCTTTAAACCAGTTTCCGGTCTTTGCTTTCGCCATTTCTGTGTCGTCTGGTGAGAATACAGCGATTGTAGCTGATCGTCTCACTCCACCAGAAATAACAGCGTCAGCACTGTGCATGACAATATCATAGCAGTGAATTGGACTTAATCTTCTTGAATTCTTAATAACAGAATCTAAAAGATCTTTGACTTTAGAGAGTGTGTTTTTTAAAGGTTCTGGACCTGGAGCTTTACCGCCGTGAGATAGCGGTGTTCCAGCTTCTCTAATAAGAGAATAATCGAAGGAGATATTTCTACCCAGATACTGATCTGCGGTATGGACATTATCGCCCCAATGAGGGGATTTGATATTGAAATAAGATCCTACTAATACCCCAACAGCCTCTGACCAACCCTCGATAGAATCTTCTATCATCCATTTTCTACTGCCGCCCTTTTCTTTTACTAGAGTTGGTAGATTTTTGATATGGTGCTTTTGTACTGAGAATCCTGTGCCACAGCCACACAGTAGTAAGTACATGCACTCTTGGAAGAATCGCGGCCTATCACAAAAAGAAGAAATGCAATTAAACATTCTCATATTGTGTTTGAGAATAGGCGAGCCGCCGAATTGTAAAGCACGTTGTGAACCCAATGCGCGACGTTTGCGCATCATTTCATAAGCCCACTCAATATCTTCATGGACATCTGGAAAATCAGCATACTTTTCCAGCATCATCTTTTTAACACGGTCCACAGTTTCGGACCAGGTTTCTCTTCTTTTTTTATCAGTTAAATGTCGTGCATATTTGGAAACAAAGGTGTAGTCTTGTAGCGCTTTAATCGACATTTTTACCCTAAGTAAGAAAAGTATTTATTGTTGCTTTGTATAATTTCTGTGAATTTATCCATACTAAAATCAACATAAAAAATCTTAAGACCACTTCTCAATAACAGTTGAAGAATCTCTTCTTCCTCTGCTGAATAATTTTTAACCGTTGTTGGAACCTCATCTGTATTGAAACAACTTGTTGGAACATACCACTCTCTAACATTATTTTGCCATAATAATTTAGAACAGTTCAAACACGGCATTCTCGTACAGTACAATGAAGCCTTATCGGTTTTTATTACTAAATTTGATAAAGCATTCGCCTCGGCATGAACGATATATTTGTATTTTCCGGGGCGAGTTGTGTCAAGGCCATTTTCCTCAATTCCTGAACAAAATCCATTATATCCTCTGGAGATTTCCTTTTTCTCCGAGTTTACCAAAACCGCTCCAACTTTTGATTGGTCATCGTGACTACGGAACGACGCCAAAAAAGCTGAGGCCATAAAATATTCATCCCAATTTGGTCTCATCGCATTCCCGGTGAAAAAGACATTACTCTCATTTGTTGTGTATAATCAATACCGTTATGTATATACTTTCTTGAATTGTAGTTTTTTATAAACTCTTTTTCTTCGGCATTTAAATGTTCACCTCTTGCTAATTTAGAAAGATTGTTGGTAGCAAACTTGAAAGTCAACCCAAATAGAGGGTCTTTTAGTACTCCGATTACAGTTCCTAAAGACCCTCCTATACCTATTGATATTAAGAGGGATGCCATAACTTACTCCTATGGTGCTGGTTTTAATTCTGGCTTTTCAGGTTTCTCTTCCGATTTTAGTCCAAGCTTTTTCATCGCTCTATTAGCAAGAAAACCCCTAACTCCACCAGTAGCATGACTAGCGCCTATTAGAGCCAATAGTCCAGCGATTAACCTCTGGAAAATGCTTCTCTCTTCTTCATCTTCATCTTGGGATTTCTTGAGTTCTGCAATGGCTGGACCCAGATTTTTAATAACGGTCCCGGTAATTTCATCTTTTGATGGAATAACAATACCGGCGAGATTGCCTTTAAGATCACCAAGGTCTCCTTTTAGCTCAGACACGATAGCGTCTTTAAGAGAAGCTTCTTTTTCTTCTGGTGCCTGATCTGCTACTGTGAGAGACTCTGTTATAGCAACATAAGAACCTTTATGGATTCTCTCAAAGATAATCTCAACAGGCGTACCTTCTGGGATCTTATCCTTAATAGATCTTTCTACCTTACCAGCGATTAAAGATTTAAGTCCGAGACTTTGTTTCTGCACCAATACTATGATGTAGAATGGGTTTGGATCAACTCCAGCAGCCTCAGTGAACGAAGCGTACCTATTGGGCTGAGTTCTTTGGTCAACAAAGAATAAGTTTGCTTTGCCTTCAAAAATTTCAGCATTTGCTCTTTGCAGCGGTCCTTTTATTGCTTTAAGAGCAATTGAAGCGACCTTGCTTCTAACATAGCTTAAACCAGTTTGTTTAGCGCCTATGATTATTGAAACATTTTCCCAATTAATCACTTCTTCAGTTGGTGCTGGAGGTTCGTCACTAGGAGCGGGTGGTGGTGGTAGATCAATATTATCTCCAGATTCATCTGGCACGCTGGGAACTTGAGGGCCAGGCGGTGGTGGTGCAGTGTCTGGTAAAATTTCTCCACCAGGACCATTACCAAATAATACTACTCCGATAGCCCTAAACCCACTCATCAGGAAACCAAATAGTGACAGTCTTCTTCCAGAACTATAACCTGTTTGGTATTTATCTGTACCTCTTGCCCAAACGGTTGGTAACCCCGGAACATCTGTTCCTGTTTTTGATTTAAACTCTTTAACCAAATCTGGATCAGACCATTTCCCTGACTTACTTTTAACCTTGAGAACCCGCAAACCCTTCTCATTAAAATAAGAAACGGGCATTTCTCTTTCTAGAACTTTACAGGACGGACACCAATCTGCTGTAAATATAACAACATCGGCTTTGTATTCTGTATTTAAAGGTTCCGAAACATTTGATACTGCTCTTTTTGCTTCATATAAAGCTTCTTTAGTTATGCCCCACCCACCAAAATATGAGTTATTACTACTAATTGGAGCATCCACAGCCTGAGCAATACCAACGACTTCATCTTTTTCGTTTAGTAGTGGACCGCCAGAATTACCAGGTGAAATTCGCATAGATACATGATTGACATCTCTACCATTACCTCCAGAAACTTTTCCGTAAGTTATGGCATAACTGCCTCCTGGATAACCTATGGTGTGGACCAAAGAATTCATAGGAGGCGCAGATGCGGCGATATTGAAAGATTTATATGGTCTTGGACCATCAGATGGGAGATAATAAACAATAGGACCATCTGAGCGACTTGTAACATGAACAAGTTTTGCAACTATTTTTTTGCTGGGGTCTTTTTTGCTTTTAAAGGAAATAGTGCGACCTAGTCCTTCTAAGCAGTGTTTTGCGGTAAATAGGTAGTTTCCCTCTACCATAAACCCTGTGCAGCCATCCAGTTTTAGAACTCTAGGATCTGTGCTTAGTTCTGCTTTGGCTTGAGAAACTAGAGATGCGGCGACGATTAGCGATAAAAGAGCTTTCATTTTATGTTCCCTGTTAAAGTGTTACCTTCCATCTATTGTAAATAGATATTGTAAAAGTGGGCTTCTTGCTAAATCAGCAGGAGAGACCCTGTCGTCGGCAAGGTAAGGAACAGGGTCCATATAGTTCCGTCTCAACGCGACAGTAACGGCAGTGGAGCATACTTTCGCTTTTGCTACTTCGTCGTCATTAAAGTTCTGTTTAAGTAAACGAGCACCCGGAATGAATCTAAAAAACATCTTCCATA